TATGTATAGATATGATAGCTTTGCGTCAGACGCGATATTCTGTATCGAAAAAAATAATATAGATATAGGCGAATTACTGTTCTTTATAGACCAATTCCTTTCTATTAAAAAAACTGGGAATAATCTCCTTCAAGATGGAGGGAAAAAACTGGATCAACCATATGCTAAGTCTAAGTTCTTGACGAAAGATATGGAAAAAATCATTGTCGAAACGATTAAAATGATCGATTCAAACTTTTCTAAATTCCAAGAACTGGTTAAAGAGAAAGAAAATAATAAGGTCTCAATCGAGTTTAATCTTTTTAGCTACCTAGACTTGGATACTTAATAAGAGGAGGATAGTCATTAATAAATTTACTAATTTTGAAGTAATTGTTGAAATATTCGAAAACGGTAAGGCACGTATTGAAATTGATGTCGCCGATTTTAATTTACAACAAATATTAAGGGGAATAGGTGAAGGAATAGATCTTCTTTGCGGACAATATTGGATGGATGGAATTTATTGCTTTAAAAATTCTGGTGGAGAAAGTAAAAAACTAATTACAGCTACTCTTAAAATATTATCAGAAGAAGGAATTGGATCTCTTTATATTTCTGATCCAAAAATTAATATAAATCACTTATTAATTGTTAATAAAAATCCAAATGAGGAAAGTTCTCATGTTTTTTCGCTACAATTTACTAATGAAAAAGGATTGTATTGCCTTGAGTGTTTCCCATCATCTTTATTAGAATTAACAGGAGAAAACTAATGTCAAATAAAACAGCATCTCAAATAACATTAAACCCTTATCAAAGCATGTTCTCAAATGATGAAGTTCACCTTGATAAAATATGTTTCGAAGAATTAAAAGCAAAGTATGATGAATATATACGAGGGATTAGATTGGACTCAATTGCTTTTCACAAAGCTTTTATGTACTTTAAATCCCAATCTGAAACTAAAGATCCCAAACAATTTGTAGAGAAATTTAATCAAAGGGACGTTCTATTGGAAACTGCTTGCTCTCTATTTGGGATGCTCCATTTGTTCTTTGAGGAGTTAGAGAACTCAGAGGAACTAGCGGATTGTTTGTTTCATAAAACAACTCCAGAACAACTAAAAAAGTTTGCCTATCATATCATAAATTCTTCTTTCGAATGTAATTTTGTAATAGATGATGGGGAGTCAGAATCAACAGTAGAACATTTACTTAGAACACAGATGGGAATTGAAATAAAGAAGGTACCAGATGAAGAAAACAGAAGGGAAAAACATGACTAATTTCGAAGATAAAATTATTGAATTACTGGATGAAGAAGAGGTTCCACCTATAAATCTCTTCTTTTTCTTGGTGCAGTTTCTCTATGATCTGTCACATGATCTTTCTATTAGCGTTCCTCGAGAACTTACCCCTCTCGAACTCTCTCTTGTAGAAATGCTTGGCAATGTTAGAGACTCTCTTAAACCTAATCTCGAAAAACTAACAATACTAAAAGAAAAGTATACTAACGACTTTGAAGAAAGATAAAAGGTAACCTAAATGATTACTCAAAAAATGTTCGATAAGAAATTTAAAAAGCATATTTTCCTTAATTATTATGATTATACAGAGATTGTAGAGGAAAGTTTTACCTCTCCTCTATACCCATGTGTTTTAGTTGGTGAAGATAATGTTTATAAAACAAAAGATAGTTACGATAATCGGAATGTAATTTTCTATTGGATCGAAGTTTCTTCTTATCTGGCAAAGGTATTGATAGCACATGGTGGAGTCGTTCTTTTTTTATATGGTAAGCAGTTCTGGAAGTATCAACCTAAAGTGAAGAGCAAGGAGTTTTGGGATATTGATTTTAAGGAAGATGTAACATTACGAAGAATTGTTGATGGCAATAAAAAAGTGAATGACTTTCTATCTATTCGGGTGTTGGGGGATATTAAATTTATTAAACAATCTAATTTGCCCAAAACGATTAAGGATTTCTGATCTATGAGCTCACGTCTGGACGAACACGGTTTAACTCCTAAAAAGAAAATGTTTGTCGATGAATATTGTCTCAACGGCAATCTTTATAAATCTTATTGTATGACGCATGTCGTTAATGAGCTGACGAAGAAAGCATCTGTTGAAAATCAGGCAAGTAAGCTCATTAGGGAACCCCAAGTGGCAGCCTATTTGAAGGTTAGGAGGGATGAACAAGCTACTAGGCTTAACATTGACGCTGACTATGTCGCCAAGGCACTGCTATCTGTAGTAGAACAGAACCCTGGGAAGGCATGTTCGATCAGAGCGGCTGAATTACTTGGGAAAATGCAGGGTCACTTCTGGGAAAAGCCCGCAAAGAAGCTCGGCTCAGACATCACTATGGATAATAACACAAAAGCTACTAAGCAGATCCTAAACATGATGAAGGAAGGATTGATTACCGAAGAGTCAGCGTCAGCATGGATACAAAGCATTGATCAGAAGTCGAAGCTTGAGGAACGAGAGAATACGAATAAAGAGATATTAGAGAAGCTTAATACTATTAATTCCGCAATGGAAAAAAAGATTGATGAATGAACAAACTAAGAGTCCTTCAAGATTTAAACCGTATCGAAAGTAGCCTCAACAAATCCGCTCAACCAAACTTATCAGTCGATCTTGACAAATTCGAGTTTACACTTCTAAATGTAGACAAAGATATAATCTATCGTCCTATACCTACCATCCTTGATTTACATAGAAGCGATGCTCCGGTTAGATGCGTGATGGGCCCGTTTGGCTCTGGAAAGAGTTCTGGTGCATGTGCTGAGATACTCTTTCGCTCAATCACTATGCCTCAATGCAAAGACGGTAAGAGACGCTCTAAGTGGATTATCATAAGAAACACGAGTGGTGAATTAGAGACAACAAGTCTTCAATTATGGCTGGAATGGTTCGACCAACTGGGTGGGATAACTAGTCATAAAAAGCCTGTGATGGAGTATCGGCATGTTTTTAAAGTGGAAGGGGTCAAGGGGATAATTGAACTCGATCTGATCTTCTTGGCTCTTGATCGTCCGGCTGATCTACGGAAGTTGAAGTCATTACCTGCAACAGCAGCTTATCTTAACGAGGTAAGCGAGCTTCCGGAAGAGATATTCCCTTTTGTTAAAGGACGATTGGGTCGATATCCATCAAAGCTTATTATAGACAAAGAGTATTGGTCTGGGATTATCGCTGATACAAACCCTCCTGACGTAGACGGATGGTTCTATAAGCTCTTCGAGGTAAAAAGACCAGGTGGTTATTTACTATTCAAACAACCTCCCGCCTTAGTTGAGACTGAGGAGGGACAATATGTCACGAACTGCAATGCTGAGAACCTTAAGAATCTACCTAATCCTAACTATTATACTGATATGGCACGTGGGGAGACGAAAGAGTTTATTAAGGTATACTGTATGGGTCAATATGGTACGGTTCTATTTGGTAAGAAGATATTCGAGAACTATAACGATGACCTGCACGCCATTGAAAACATAGATGCAGATGTAGAGCAAGACTCAATCCTAATGCTTGGGTGGGACTTTGGATTAACGCCTGCATGTTTGATTGCTCAGCTTACTTCTAGTGGTAGATTGCTTGTGCTAAAAGAGTTCTGCACGGAAAGGAGTTGTGTTCGTGATTTAGCGGTTGATGTTGTTCTGCCTTATTTGAACTCTATGTACAAAGGTTATCCTTATATATCGGTTGGTGATCCATCAGATAGTCCAAGTGATTCGACGAATAAGTCATGCATGCAGATACTAAAGGAAAGTGGGATCGCAACATCGAAGGCTATCACTAACGATATCATTCCTAGAATAGACGCTGTGAATCAATATCTGTCGAAGATAATCGATGGAAGAGCTTCATTCACTGTGTCTAAAGAGAAATGCCCAATCCTACGTCAAGGGTTCTTAGGTCGATACAATTATAAGCGGTTGCAAGTTATTGGAGAGGCTAGGTTCAGAGATATGCCGGACAAAACACATCCTTATAGTGACATACAAGACTGCCTCCAATATATTTGCCTTGAGTTTTGCAATAAAACAAAGCAGAATATAGCATTAGATAAAGATTTCTTTAAGCCTGTACCTGCTTGGTGTTAATAGGGGATTATTAAATGGATGATTACGTAGAAAATTTAGATGACAAAAGTCTAACTGAGAGAGAAAAAATTGACAATCTTACAAATAAGGTTGAACGGTGGTATTCCTACTTTTCGAAGAATAATGAGCATGGTAACGAGCTTAAGGAGTTCTTGCTTGGTACTCAGTGGGAAGATACAGAGACTAAATATTATTCATCTCATAATAAAAAGCCTCTTACAATAAATAAACTGTATGCTTTCGTCATGCAATTGATTGGTGAAGAAAGGATGGTCTCTCCAAACTTAAAAGTAACGGCAGTAAACTATAATCCTGATGATGAAAAGGTAAGTAAGAAAGGAAATCTAATCGAAGATATCGTCCAGTCTATTGCATATAACTCCAAATCTAAAATCGTATATCAAACGGCATACAAGAATCAGCTAATAATGGGGTATGGTGCTATTTTCGTATATACAGATTACAGGAACGAAAACTCATTCGATCAGGAAATAAAACTGATGGCTGTCGAAGAGCCTGAATCTTGTTATTGGGATCCCTCAGCAAAAGAAGTCGATAAATCAGATGGGGAGTATTGCGGTATTATTTCTCATATGGACAAAGAGGAATTTAAAAAGAAATATCCCGATATCGATATTTCAGATATTAAGAATATGTCATTAAACGATAATAATAATATGCCTCTTAGCTGGATGGAGGACAATAATATTACTATTGCTGATCATTATCAGAAGATATGGAAGAAGAAGACAATTGTTAGATTAAATGATGGGTCTACAGTTGATAAGGATGATCTTGCTTCTGAGTTAAGAACGAGAAGGGAAGAATTAAGGAACAAGCAACAGCTTGAAATGTTAGCTCAAGTCACAACGGGTAAGTCAATTAATATAACGAAGGGGGTAGATAAGATCGAAGTAGTTGATGAAAGGGACTCTTCCTATTGTGTGATAAAGCATTATAGGCTATTAAGAAATCATATCTTAGAAGAGGATGAAATAGCGGGTAAATGTCTACCATTAGTGTTTGTTGATGGAGATAGTTATTACATTAAAGGTCTTCAGAAGATCCGACCATTCATTGAATTTGCTAAGGACGCACAGAGATTCATAAACTATTGTGCTACAGAGACGATGAATTATATCCGTGGTGGGAGGAAAGAGAAGTTTCTTGCTACAAAGACGCATATTCAAGGTAACGAACAAGCTTGGAGGGGTATAGATAATGACAACTTATGTTTGCCGTATAATCCTGACCCTATGGCTCCGCCTCCTTCTCCTATACCGACATTAGAAATCCCTCAGACATTACTACAGCAATACAATCGTGCTGAGAATGATTTATACACAGTTTTAGGTCGTTATGAGTCGTCAGTCGGAGCGCAAGGAAGAGAAGTCAGTCGAGTTGCGATCAATGCGAGTGTAATGCGTGGTAATGTTACGTCGTTTACCTTCCCAGATAATCTAAGACAAGCTCAGAATCAAGTCGGAAAGATAATTTTGGACTTGATCCCTACTGTTTACGATACTTACCGGACTATTATTATTAATAAGAAGGGCGAAGGAAGTAAGGCTCTCGAGATTAATAAGAAACTCGATAAGAACAACTACGAAAACAAGATTGAAAGAGGTGATTATGAAATTGAAATCATCTCTGGAAGTTCGTTTGCTACTGAGAAAGCGGAAGCATATGCTCAATTGATGGATTTAATCTCAAGAATACCTGCTTTTGGTAATATCATACCTGATCTTGCGGCTGAGAATCTGGATCTAAGTAATACGCCGAAGATTGTTGAGCGTGCAAGGAAGTATTTGATTCCTCAAATCGCTATGGAAGAGAAGGGAGAGCCACCGCCTCCGCCTAAACCTGATCCACAAGAGCAGTTAATGCAGAGCATGTCTGAATCTGAGCAGAAGAAAGCAGATGCGAGTATGATATCTGCTCAAGCTAAGATGATGAAGGCTGAGGCTGATGTTCGAAATGACTTCTCAGATAATGAAGTCAGGAAGATTGAGGCTGCAGCTGAGATTGGAAAGGCTAAATTAGAATACGACACGGCAGAGCTAAAGCATTCGACAGAAAGGAACAAAGCGATTGTTGATGCGCTGTAAAAATCTAACCATAATAATTTATGATCACTAGTGGTCATAAATTATTACTAGTGTATGGTTATTTATTCATTGCCCAATGCCCACTCATAGAAAATAATTCTTCCCAACTTCCCGGCTAACTTCCCAACTTCCGGGAATTTTTCCCGGGTAACTTCCCACGTGTTCCTAACTTATTGATTTAACTAACTATCTATTGGCATTTTAGAAAAAATAACTATTCTCATTTATCTTTACGCAAAAAAGAACGTATAAAGAAAATGATACCATATTCATTCAAAGACAATTCTCCAAGACAGGGGTTGATTCAACGGATAGCCACTATAATCACTCCATTCCATAGAAAAAGAGGCGGTGCTCCTCTTACACCGTCTTAACCCCCTTACCTAAAAAATCAGTTAAATCAATATGTTAAGATCCCCTTGGGGCGCCCCAAGGGCGGGGTGAGGGGACTAGTATTTAATGTGCTAACCATTTTATTTACCTTTAAAAATATATATCCTGACGCATCTTTTGTTTTCAGATGTTAAATGCCAATGCCAACTTATTTTCCTTTTATTCGGAAAAAGATTGTGTAAGAATATATTTGTAGTCTTGTTATTTTAACAGGAAAGAAGCTAGATAGGTGATGAGACTACTTAGAGCTTCTGCAACCCATTAGTTACCCGTAGCGTAGTGTCTCCTTTGACCGGTGCGTGAAGTTACGGACACAGTATCTAATGGGACTCTAATCAACTCATTTATTTCCCTTCCTTCGATTTTTCTTTTATTTGTGAAAAGAGTGTGTCAGAATATCTTTGAAGATAGGTAAGTCCATTAGTTACCCGTAATGTTTCGTTCCATCGGTTCGTTAAGTTACGGAATGAGTGGCTAATGGGTCTGTCTTCCCCTACGTAAGGGTATTACGGTTTTAATAATAAATGTGGTTAAAATCACATGCAGGAAATATGTACCTGAATAAATATATAGACAGGAGTTTTTATGCTTGACGAAAATAACATTGATTCAAATGACATGATTGACTCTGAGAGTATGGACGATCAAAACATTTCTGAGCCAGAAGTAGAGGTTGAAACCGAATCTTATGACGATGAAACGCAAGATCAAGACACGCAATCAGACGAAAGCGAAGATGGTGAATCAAACGACGATAGCAAGGATAAGAACTATGAAACGGTAGATTGGGTTAAGAAAAGATTAGCTCAGAAGGATAGACAAAATAAGAAACGCTTAAGAGATAAAGAGAAAGAGCTTGATGTTTTAAGAACGCAGGTCTCAGCTATTTATCAACCGACGCAACAGGACTATACACCACCGCAGGGTCAAATACTTGATCCAGCGACTGGTCAATATGTCGATGAGGACAGCGTTGAGGGAAAGGTAATACTTAAACTTCAACAGATGCAACAAGCGGAGGTTATTAGACAGCAAACGGCAGCTTCTCAAGCAAAGCAAAAATCTTTAGGCTCTAAGATTGAAGAGTTGAAGGATAAATATGATGATCTTGAGGATGTCATGAAGGACTCCTATCAGCATTTTACAGCTCCGATGACTGAACTTATATTGAACGATCCTAATACTGTTGAGACCTTATACAATCTTGCTAAGAATAATCCGCAGAGACTTGCGGAAATCTCAAGAATGTCTGAGTTCCAACAGATAAAAGCTATAAATTTTCTTGAATTTCAGAAAGATACTAGTGTTAATCAAAAGTTACGATCTGATGCCCCAAAGCCTGTTACACCTGTAAAGCCTTCAACGACTAATTTTG